AAGATGATATTTATAAACAGTTAAAATTAGGGTTACGTAATCTTGATAAAGATGAAGTGGATATTGTAAAATACCGCCAAGTGAAAGATTATATAAACACCTCTAATGAAGCAAGACATTGGGCAGGTGAAGTAGATTTTACAGGCAATAAAAGGGAATCCAGTATTAATAAATGGTACAATGGCCGAGAAGGATGCGCTAAGAAAAATTGGTGGATTGGTTTTGCGGTAGAAGAAAAATTTGGAGATAATAATCAAGATATTTGTGAAAAGATAGATCAAGAAGATGAAAATGTTTTATGGCGTATGTCTTGTCAATATGCTAATTGGAGTAATAATCCGTTTTTGTGTAGTAAAGAATGGTTTTTGGAAGTGGCTTTTAAACTAGGTTTTAAAGAAATGACAAACCCTTCAAGTTCTAGAAGTCCAGATTTTGAGGAACAGATAGAGAAAAATAAGTGGTGGCAGAAACAAGATTATAGGGTAGGTATTTTATCTGGTTTATTTGTTCATCAACCATGAGAAAGTAAGAATGGAAAAAGAACAAGCAGAAGAATATGTAAAGTGTAGAAAAGATCCGGTTTACTTTATTAAAAAGTATGGTAAGATACGTCACCCTACTAAGGGCCTTTTGCCTTTTGAACTTTGGGATTTTCAAGAAGATACTGTACATAATTTTTTAGATAAATCATATAATATTATTTTAAAGGCTAGACAGTTAGGTATTTCTAGTTTATGTGCTGCCTATGCTGGATGGATGGCAACATTTTTTAAGAATAGAGAAATATATATTCTTGCAACGAAAAGAGATACGGCCACGAATTTAGTAGATAAAGTAAGAGTGTTTTTAGAAGCTGTTCCTTCATGGCTAAAATCAGAAATTGTAATTGATAATAGACAGAGCCTTGAAATGATTAACGGATCTAAAATTAAATCTGGTGCTACAGGTTCAAATGCTCAGGATGCTGCTCGTTCAGAAGCATTAAGTTTATTGATTATTGATGAAGCTGCGTTTATAAAATCTATGGATACTATTTGGACTGCTGCTCAACCAACATTAGCTACGGGTGGTGATTGTATTGTATTATCTTCACCTAATGGTATTGGAAACTGGTTTCATAAATCTTATATTGAAGCGCAAGCAGGCATCAGTGAAAGAGTAGGAACTAAAAATATATCCTTTAATGCTATTACTCTTCCTTGGAGTAGACATCCAGAACGTGATGATGAGTGGGCTAGAGATGAAAGAAAAAAGATTGGCGATCAAGCATTCGCACAAGAGCATGCTTGTGACTTTCTCCAGTCAGGTAATAATGTGATTAGCTTAAAGGCTTTAGCATGGTATGATCAACACCCCACCGAAGAAGAAGTAAGTGATGATGGTTTTCGCCCCTTCCTTAGAGAACCCGAAGAAAAAACTTGGATGGATAAAAACTTATGGATATGGAAATATCCCGATTATTCTAAACAATATTTGTTATGTGCTGATGTAGCACGTGGCGACGGCGATGATTATTCTGCTTTTCATCTTATCGATATTGAGAACTATGAGCAAGTAGCGGAATATAAAGGAAAAGTTAATACTGATGTTTATGCTCATCTTATTCATAATACTGCTGTTCAATACAACAACGCTCATATAGTTGTTGAAAATGCTTCGATGGGGCATCATGTGGTAATGAAGCTTATAGAGATGGAGTATAAAAATCTTTATTGGACAATAAAAGATCTTACTCGTATTCATGAAAGTAACGCTAATCAACTATATTATGATCCTTATAATGTTCCCAAGAATGCTGTAGCTGGATTTACTATGAGTATGAAAAGCCGCCCAGCATGTGTAGCTCGTATGGAAGAAGATTTAAGAACTCATGAGTTCATACTTCACTCTAAAAGAACTGTTGCAGAATTAGAAACTTTTATTTTTCATAACGGGAAACCTCAAGCTATGGATAGTTATAATGATGATTTGGTAATGTCGTTAGCCATAGGTATGTATGTCCGAGCTACGACGTTAAAGTTTAATAGTCAAAATGAAGATATTACTAAACAACTTTTAAGTGGGTTACATTTTTCCTCTACCCCTTATGAGTTTGGTATTTATAAGACAGATGACCAGAAAAAAGAGGAACAATTTACTTTTGACGTAGGCAATGGCCAACGCGAAGATTTACGATGGATGATGCAATAATGACACAAACAAATGGATGGAGTCAATATCAAAAATTGGTTGTGGATAAACTTGGTGATCATGATGAAAAGTTTACTTCTATAGAAGATAAATTAATGAAAATACAAGTTGATATTGCCACTTTAAAAGTAAAGGCTGGTGTATGGGGCGGCCTCGCTGGTCTTATTCCTGTAGTTGTAGCTATTGTAATGTTTTATGCAACTCAAACTGGGGGTAAATAACAAAAAGTGAGAAAACCCAAATCCGGACGGACTCAATTTTTTGAGTTTAAGAAAAATGTTTATATAAGGAAGAAAAAATATGGCAGATAGATTTGATATATTAAAGAAAATACTAAAAGGTGGCTCAGCGGCATACAAAATTCCTACGGAACGGCCTGGAATCCGTGCTCAAAAGCAAGCCTTTGATACTTTCCAAAGAGCATCCTCTGCACTCTATCAACAGTCTTTGGTTGGTGGTGTTGAGAGAATGGAACGGGTAAAAGATTATGAAGAGATGGATCATTACCCTGAGATTACCAGAGCATTAGATATATATGCTGATGACTCTATGACTTATGCAGAAGATGGCAAGATTTTACAAATTGTTTCGGATGACGATAAATTAATACACGAATTAGAAGAGTTACTTTATCAACGATTAGATTTGGATTTTCACCTTTGGACATGGATAAGAAACATGTGCAAGTATGGCGATATGTTTAACTTACTTGACATTGTTGATAAGGAAGGCGTGTTGGGTGCTATAGCAATGCCGGTGGGAGAGATTGAAAGAGAAGAAGGATATAATAATGATCCAAATAGTTTAAGGTTTAAGTGGACGGTTCAAGGTAATACAGTATTTGAAAACTATCAAGTTTCTCACCTTCGTATTTTAGGAGATGATAGGTTTTTACCTTATGGAAGATCTATATTAGATTCTTCTCGTAAAGTTTGGAAGCAATTGTTAATGGCTGAAGACGCGATGTTGATCTATCGTATTAGTAGGGCACCAGAACGCAGAGTATTTTATGTTGATGTAGGAAACATTCCGCCAAGAGATGTGGACTCTTACATGCAAAGCGCTAGAGATAAGTTAAAGAGAATAGCAGTAACAGCAGAAGCTACTGGTAATGTAGATTATAGATATAACCCTGAATCTATTCTTGAAGATTTCTTTATTCCGGTTCGTGGTGATAGAGGTAGTAGAATTGAAACTTTGCCGGGTGGTGAGAATGCAGCGGCAATTGAAGATATTGAATACTTACAGAATAAGTTGTTTATTTCTCTTGGAGTTCCAAAGTCTTATTTGACGGCTGAAGAAGATCTTTCGGGTAAATCTACGTTGGCACAAGAAGATATTAAATTTGCTCGTACCATTCAAAGAATCCAAAAGATTGTTGTTAGTGAATTGGCGAAGATATCACTTGTTCATCTTTATCTGCGTGGGTATGATGAATCTTCGATTTACAACTTTGATTTGAGATTGACTAATCCATCTACAGTTACTGAAATGATGCATCTTGAATTGATGGGTAGTCGTTTTAGTGCAGCCAACGATATGGCGGACTCTCCATTACTTTCTAAGATTTATATTCAGAAAGAAGTGCTCAAACTTTCTGATTCTGAAATAGCTGATATTAAATTGGAAAGTGAGCAAGAAGCTCAACAAGAGCATTTTATAGAGCAGTTAAAGGTGGGTGAACAACCGGATATGGGTGGTGGTGCTCCAATGGGTGGCGAAGAGACTGAAACAGAGACTGAAACAGAGACTGAACCTGATGATGATTCAGCTGAGGAAAATACTACAAGACAATATACAAAAGATGCAATGCCCTA